TTATTATGGTTTTGGTTTTGGTTTTGGTTAGGAGCTGATTCGCATCTGATTTCAGATTCCCTTCTGTTGGACCGCTTCTTTTTTGACGCAGCTTTCGCCCAACGTGATGCGTTTGCTGCATTCGCTGACGCCGCCTTTTTGCGGTACTTTTCGATCTCCTTTTCAGCCCTTTTATGGATCCAACCCGCATCTGATTTCAGAAAGAATTCAGACAAGATTCCAGACACGATTTCAGAATGCTCTCGCATGCCGATCACACGAGAAACTCGTTCGATTTCGTCTGGAATCGGAGCCTCTGTGGTATATGCGAGATCAAGCAATCTGCGATACGCAAGGTCTTCGAGGAGCCCCAAATGGCGTGTCGCCAGCGCGTAATCTCCAACGTGGAATGGGTAGTAGTTCATGCCCTTTTGCTGGCGTAAATCGGTGGATACCCGCAGGCGATCAGAGCTTCGGTCATCTCCCGCTTTCCTAGGTCTCGGCCAAATTCGGCGTCTGCCAACTGCTCTCGAGTCCACAGTGCGCTGATTTGCAACTTCAGCTCACCGGCGCTTCTTGTCCGTATGTATTTGTCGAGGTGTGGCCAACGATTTCTGACCTCTTGATTGGCAAACCAATCCCACCAAATCACCCGGGCGACCTGCGGCCGGATGTCGTCAGGCAACGCCTCAACAACTTCCGACCATTCTTCCGGAGTTCTCACTCGCAACTGCCGAACGACAATAATTTCAGGGTCGTTCGTTTGTCTCACTCGTTTTTTCATATGTATGTATTTGAACTTCAATTTTTGGTTCCTCACCTTTCGCTGCGTAAACCTTCCTGAGGTTCAACTCAACGATCTGGGAATCGTCCTCCCAAAACCCCTTCAGGGCGTCTTGTAGGCCCTTCTGGAGGTTGTCTAGGTCGGGACGCTTGGGAGCCAGCAGACGGCCCTCTGGATGCTTTTTCCCGCCCAATGACTGCGGCCTGCGGATCACGAACGTGACACAGAGCTTCACTGGGCAAGAGAAAGGCTGCGGCGGGCGGTGTCGATTGGCGCAAAGACCAACCGCATTCACCCAACTCGCAGCCTTCTTTGTTTTAAAAAACCTCGGCTTGCCATTGATAACCGCAACACGCTTCCCGCCGTGCTGCACGGAGTGCGGGTCCAACGGGAGCGTGAATGCGATCATGGCCTAGAAAGGAACGTCGTCATCTTCGTCTTTCGGAAGCGCAGGTGCCGCCGGCCTGCTCCGAGGTGCTTGCCCGTGTCCCTCAAGGTCTTTCATACTAACTGACCGATTTTGAGTCGGGATCGCTGGTCCTCCGGAAGCAGGGCGCTCCTCGGGAAGTTTTGTCTTCCGCAGAGCCTGTAACACCGCAGAGACCTTGCGCTGATCCATCGGCGCACCGGACGACCCCGGCTTGTTCAGGTACTTCACCCGGCACTGCGGTTTGTCGTTGTAAAACTCAATTTCAGTGACCACCTGCACCTCGACGCCTGCAAACGGATCCTCACCATCATTGGTTCGATCAATCCAATCGTCACCAAAGAGTTGATTGAAGTTCCGCTTCGTATACGGGGCTGCCTTCGGACTTAAGTAGCTGTAGGACTTGATGTACCCACTGCCATCGAGGGTCTCGAGGACGAGGCAGATGCAATCCGTCTCGTCTCGGCCTCGAACCTGAAAATAAGGGTCGTGGGTGGTTTGTGCTGCAACTCGGCACTCAAAAGTGCCCGCTGTACTGATGGGTGTCATGGTGTGTTATTTCTGCAACTTACTGAGTTTTTCGATGCCGGCCTTCAAACGCTCTGGAGCGAGGGAGTCCACCGGCGTGGCTTCCCATTTCTTCCGGACCTCGTCGGTGAGGTTTGCTGATTTCAGCAACGCCCTGAACTGCTCTCGCAATTTGTCAGGGCGGTTAGATTCGTAGGCTTCGTTGAACGCCTCCCACGACAATTCAATAGTTTCCGGAAGGGCGAGCCTGTTCTTTGCATCCCATGCCGGGGACCACTGGGTGTGGATGATGCGCCCTCCGCCGATCGTTCGCTCGACGTTGCTGCCGCGTTCCTTCTGCTTGAACACTTCATACACCGCAAAAAGGCATGCGTCCGGCCATTCCCGGAGGATGCCACAAAAGCCCTTGTGGCCCTTCATTTCGTACCGATCCCAAGTCTCCCCGGAAGGGTCTTGGAAGGTCCGGATCTGAACGTGAGAGAGAAGAATGACGAACATTCCCCGGCGCTCACGAAGTGCGTCCAATTTGTTCAGGAGGAGCACAAGCTCCTGCTCGGCGATTTTGTAGCCCTTCCCGAACCCGTAGCCCTCGATGCCGGGTTGTTTATCCCGGGCGCAAATAAATTGGTGGATACTGCGTTCAAGCCAGTCTGTGGTATCAATCACCACCGATTGGTATTTATGATCGGCTGAGATCAGCTCCTCAACCGCGCCTGTCACATCGGCAAACGATTCAGGGGTGATGCGGTCGATGTGATCCAACCCGGTCAGACCAGACTCTTGAGCGATGAACACCGGATTCGGCGCCCCCGCTGCGAACGTGCTTTTCCCGATCCCCTCGGGACCGGACAGGATGATGCGTGGGGGCAACGCCGCGCCGCCTCGCTTGATTTTGTTTAGGATGCTCATGGTGTATTTATTTGCTGATGAAATGCCGCAGAAACACATCTGCAGCTTGGTGGAAGTGAGTCCCCAATTTCAGGGCCTCTTCCTGATCCCCGACACGCTCAGTAGGCTGTTCGTATCGAAGAAAGTGATACCGGGCGCACTTCCGCAGTGCGCTCAGGCGTGAATTTGTCAGAAGCTGCTTTTCACCCTCCTTGAGGGTCAGCTCCTTGTGAGAGGACGATTCGGCAAACCGGATCCCGTCCACGGTCGCCCGGCCGGCGCAGAGGTCAAAGAACTCGCAGGTGCCAAATGCCGTACAGGCGGATGGGTTGCGTGGCCAAAGATTCTTGCGACGGAACCAAAGAATCTGCTGACTCAACGACCATGCGTCGTTCATGTACTCGACAAGGTCAGTGTCGGACCTCGGGATTTCCTTCTGTGCAAAGTAGTCTTCCCGATATGCCGAAACCTCTAAATAGACCCTGTTGGCAAGCTCATCAAATCCCTCAAGGCGCGTCTTCACAACGTACCCAAGCTCAGCGTCACCAGTCTGTCTCCATTTCTTACCGTCTTTAGTGCGGATGCGGTTCCCAGCGGCGTCCTCAACGATTTTGTTCCCCTCAGAATCGAGGATCGGAATGTTTGAGAGCCTCATGCCGGGCTTCCGCACTACGTCATACAAAGCTGTGCTGACTCGTTCGTTCCTTTGGTTTAGGGCTAAGATGTATTTCGAGGCTTGGGAGTCCATCACCAGCCTCGGCCAGTAGTTGGAATCGCTATCAATTGAGTCTGAAGTGGTCTTGTGCTCGAGCACCTTTACCACACCAGTTCTCCGGCACCGCAGCACACCGTCGATCTTCCCGGCTTCAAGGAACGTCTGGGAAGTCCCATGCGTCTCCGGGTTCAAGAGAGGGAACGTGAACTCACTCTCCACCTCGAGAACATCGTGGGTTTCGAGCACCGGTCGGAAGGCATGCACCCAAGCTGCAAAGAGCCCGTGGGCCTTTGCGCTGGCAACGTCCACGATCGGAATTTCAGCCCGACCAGCAAGCTCAGCTTGTTGAAAAAGCTGGTCGCTCATTTCAGCGCCCTCCGAATGGATTCAAACACCAACCCAGTAGCTGCCGAGGACAGCCACCAAATAGTGAAAAGGTCAAAAGCAGACGCGGTCTTGAGGATGTTGAAAAACAGCGCAACATCCAGCCCTAGAAGGGCGAGTCCGCCCAACGCAAACTTCCATGCGTGGCGCTTCTCCTTGCGGTGATTAATGAAGAACACCGCGCCGTCGTACAGCGGCGGGTATGGCTGAGGTTCTCGCGAATAGTGCTTCATAGTGCTGATTTATTGATTTCTGTGACGGAACGAGTGGTACACGACCGCCTCAAAAACACGAAGCACTTTTTTCAAGAAAAATTCACGTTGACTCGCAAGTGGCTGATTTTGTCAACGATACACAAACGTGGATTTGCCGTTTTTCACTTTTTTCAAGCTGCCAGAAGCCGATTTTGGCCACTTGATTTGAGAAAAGTTCTGAGCGTACTTCTTCCGGTCGATTGGGCGCTCCTCTGGCCCTTTGCCTGCCCCGTGGCTAAACTGATTGCTCGGAATGGGTTGCGACATGGTCGATGTCAAAAGTGAGGTTCTTTTCGATGCGGATCTGATCGCTGCGGAAGTGCATCACTCTTCCGTCGTTAAGTGCCACAGCCCAAACATCATTCGCAAATGTGCCCGAGTCGGTGACGTAAATGGCCATTCCGTCTCCCTTGTCTGTTTTGACCGGGATCGGGCGTCTAAACTCAAGCATCGCAGCAGTTTTTGCGGCAAGGGATGCCCTTCTTGAGCCCGCCAATCTTGCCATTGAGCTTCTTCTTAGTGTTCGGATGGAGGCGCGAGT